GGCGAGGTCGTGCGGCTGGGCACCCCAGACGGCGGGGTCGCAGGTGTAGACCATCTGGCGGTCCACAATCCGCAAAGCCCGCATGGCGTAGGCGAAACATTCTTCCCACCGGCTCTGCCGATACATCAGCATGGCCAGTTCGCACCACGGCTCGCGCGTGTTTGGCGCCTCGGACGCCGCCATCTGGAAAGCCCGTTCGGCCTCCTCCGGCTGCCCGAGTTCGCTGTAGCAGCGGCCCATGACACGGTAAGCATAGCACCGCTCGTTCATCCATGTCGCGCGCGGCAGAGCAAGATAGCTCTTGCAGGCATCGACGGCCTCTTGCCAGCGGGCATTGAAGGAGAGTTCGCGGGCGTAATAGAACGCATTGCGCGGGCACTGCGGATCTTCCTTCACCGACAGTTCAAGCAGGTCCATGTACTGGCCGCGAGACTTCGTCGGGTCTGGGTGATGCGTTGCAATGAGCTTGTCGGTGTGCGCCCAGATCTCGGTGATGCGGCCATCAGGGATCGGGTACTCGTGGCATGGGTGATGCCACATGTAGCCATGCTTGGCGTGAATCTTCTCATAGTAGAACTGGATGCCGCAGCCCCAGTCGAACATGTAGCGCAGCCGCGTTGTGTGCCCCTTGACCCAAACGCGCTCGATCTCTTCGCGCCAGCCGGGCTCAAGAACTTCGTCTATGTCCAAGCTAATACATATATCAAAATCACGGGGAATAAGAGCCAGAGCAGCATTCCGAGCGAGATCAAAGCGCCATGGAGATATGCAAATGTCGTGGACCACTGCGCCATGTTTGCGTGCCTCCTCTGGCAACCCGTCATCGGATCCGGTGTCGGCAATCAGGATCAAATCGGCATCTTTCGCAGACGCGCAGAAACGCTCAACGAAATGCGCTTCGTTCTTGCTGATCGCGTAGACACAAATCTTTAGACGATTGTCCATACAGACCCCGATGGTACAGTTACAGTCACGCCACTATTGATCGTGACAGGCCCGAACGTGCCAGCATTGTAGCTGGTCGTGATCGTGTAGTTCGCCGTCACAGTCGTTTGGTTCTCGTAGAAGATGCGATCAGGCGATCCACCCGTCGGGTAGATCGAGCCGGTCGGCCCGGTAGCACCCGTGGGGCCAGTGGGGCCAGTTGGGCCAGCCACATTTGATGCCGCACCCGTTGGCCCAGTTGGGCCGGCAGCGCCCGCAGCAACGATGTTCCAAGCCGAATAAGTGCCTGTGCCCGCGAAGAAATCGACGCTGACCGTTAAGGACGTGCCAGAGAAGGCGGTGATGACGCCTTCCATGTAATCAGTGGTGGGGTTCGGCGTGTATGCCACACGGACGCGCTGGCCAACCGCAAAGGCAGACTGCGCATCGGTCAGGTTCGTTGTGAAGGTCTTCGACCCAGTGCCAATTGCCGTAGAGGTGCTGCTCGTCAGACCAGCATAGCCGATGCCTGTCGGCCCCGTGGGGCCTGTCGGCCCATTGACACCTGCAACGCCTGTAGGCCCTGTAGGCCCTGTCGGTCCATCAACACCTGCAACGCCTGTCGGCCCCGTGGGGCCTGTCGGCCCATTGACACCCGCGACACCTGTAGGTCCGGTAGGGCCTGTGGGGCCAGTTGGGCCGTCAATTCCAGACACACCCGTGGGCCCGGTAGGCCCTGTAGGCCCTGTAGGCCCGGCAGGTCCGGTAGGCCCAGACACGCCATTGACCAGCGCCAAGAAGAGCGGCGCCGTGTTGGCGAAGCCTGTCGTGCCCGCACCAGCCGATGAGACCAGCGTGACAGGATAGGTCCAATACGCCGTCGCCGTACCGGGATTGGTGACAGTCGGCGTGCCGCTGATCTGCCAGACCTGATTGTCGCCGCTCGCCGTCTGGCTTTGGATGACAAACTGCTCTGTGACCGTCAGCAGCGCCAAGAAAATATCAACGTCGATATTGTTGTCGGTCAGGTGGCTGACATTGATCGACGTCGCGCTGGTCTGGATTGCGTTGTTCCAGATGATGTCGCCATCGCCCGGATAGCCGCTCGTTGCAGCCGTATTGGCGCGATACAGGAACAGGTTGGACGACGTGCCCTGCGGCCCCGTAGGTCCAGTCGGCCCGGTCGGCCCAGTAGGCCCAGTCGGGCCGGTGGGTCCAAGCTGCGTGTACATCACCTGCTGCGCGGTGAAGATCACGCCCGGAATAACAGGCGAAACAGGCGCAGTGCCAGCGGGGACGGTCTGGATCGACAACTGCGTGTTTGTCGTCGCCCAGATCATCTCAATGTAATCGCCAGCGGCCAGCTTCAGCATGAAGTTGACGGTCATCAGGCCGTAGCCATCGACGCCGCCATGCCTTTGCTGCACACTGATGCGCGTGTCGCTGTCCGGCACGTCGCCGGAGCTTCCAGCGTTATTTTTGCGCAGCCAGACGTTCACGTCGTGGATCTGCGTGTCGGTGTTCACGAACTGGATCGAGAACGTCAGGCTATAAACGCCAGCATTGGCAAAGGTGACGCGGCTGCCAGAGACAACACTGACCCCATTGTTGTCGGGGTCGGCGCTGTTGATATTGACCGAATAAGCCGTATTGGCCGACACCGCGACCTGATCCGTTGTATCCCAGAACGAGCCCCAATATCCCAACGCCCCGCCAGCGCCCGTTGCGCCGGTCGCGCCCGTAGGCCCGGTTGGCCCAAAGCCTCCCGTCGGCCCGGTCGGCCCAGTGGGGCCGGGGACGGTCGAAGCAGCGCCCGTAGGCCCGGTCGGCCCCGTAGGTCCGGTCGGCCCCGTAACGCCCTGAATGCCCTGATCACCCGTAGGCCCCGTAGGTCCGGTAGGTCCGGTAGGCCCGGTAGGCCCGATATCACCCTGCGGCCCCGTAGGCCCCGTAGGCCCCGTAGGCCCCGTGACGCCTTGCACACCCGTCGGCCCAGTAGGCCCCGTAGGGCCAGCGGCGCCTTGAATGCCTTGATCGCCGGTCGGGCCAGTAGGTCCAGTGGGGCCGGTAGGTCCGGGCACAGTTGAATCGGCGCCTGTCGGCCCTGTAGGCCCCGTAGGTCCGGTAGCTCCTGTAAATCCAGTTGGGCCAGTAGGCCCCGTAGGGCCTTGGATGCCTTGATCTCCCGTAGGCCCAGTAGGCCCTGTAGGTCCGGTTGGCCCCTGCGATCCTGTCGGCCCTTGAGGCCCAGTAGGCCCCGTGGGGCCAATATATTGCAGGAACTGGCCAAAAGTTCCGCGTTTCGTAATGCCGTTTTGGACAATGATCGTCGAATCCGTAGCCGTCGGCGTATCCGCCAGCGGAAGCTGGGTGATCTTCGTCGGAATAAGGTTGGTAGGTACGCGCGGGTTATTCGTCATGGCACCAGATATCCGTCGCCATCATCGTTGATGATGAAGAGATCATCATCCTGAGAGATCGTGCCAAGCATATTCAGCGCGATATTGGTGTCGGGGCGGGGATGGAACAGATTGATGCGCTCCGGCTGGCGTGCCGCAAGGCGATACGGGTCAAACTGGTCCTTGTCGACCGAGCACACATAAAGGCCGGGGTAGTTTGGGTCCGATTCGAGATCCTCAAGCGAAAACTTCCTTGAGCACCGGGCGCAAATCCCGATGCCAAAGGTTGATTTGCCGCGAGGATCGAGAAAAACACCCATGTCTACCTCGTGTACGGGCTGATGTTCGGGGCGAAGTAGATCGGACTATTATCGCGTTCTTCGTCCTGCGCAACCTTCAAGGCCTCATCGGCTGTGGCTTTGATCACGCCGAGCAAATTCATGTCGAATTCAGGCATTTCCATCGCCAAACGCCATGAAAGCTGCCAGACGACGCATTCATACCAGCGTTGCGGGATGTCCAGCTCTTCAGTGAGCGTGCCGACATCCATGATGTACCGCTGTTTCCAGATGATGAACTGGCCAAACATGTTGGTCGTGTCCGTCACAGGCCAAATATTCATGGTCGGGAGGTCACGGCGGCGGTCAAACCAGTATTGGAGAGGGCGCCCTTGGAACGTCTTGTTCGGCAGGTTCGTCCAATCGTCGCGATTCATGCGCGCGAGCGGAATTTCAGTTGGATTATTGGCGGCATAGAACTCGACGACGTTCAGCGTGTTGCCGCCCGTCTCGCGCATACGGAAATAATTGACCGGCTGTTGCCCGTCGAGGTCGTACCATTGCCATTTGCCTGCAACGTAGGCTGTGACGCCGGGCGCAAGCGCGGTTGTCCACGTCGTGCCGTCGTTTGACCATTCAAACACGATGTTGAACGAGCCAGTCGTTGCCATCATGACGCCAACGGTCGTGACCTGCACTTGCGACTGCGGATCGTTGATCGGATCCGCGCCGATGTAGGCGATTTCGATGTTGCCATTCGTGCCCGTCTGAGCGCACGACGTGTCGAGGTCGCCATCGAAGGCATACTGCGTAATGCCGCCGGGCGTGCTGTACTGCACGGGACCGTTTTGGCGCGACAACCAGCGGTAATTGGCGTTCAGGATGTCCATTGTGCCAAGCGAAGGCGTGATCACGGCCTGACCGAGATAAAGCGGCAGGATCTCGCGCTCGATGCACCACAAAGGGACGCCCTGACTTCCGAGAGATGAAAGCTGCAAGAAGAGGTTGTCTTTTGCAGTTTCGATCATCTCGGAAGTGATGTTCTGGGGCAGAATCCGACAGCGCCGGTAGGCGTGGTCGATCACCTTCCGGGTCTTAAAGACGGTTGTGGATACGGTCCCAGAGACGGCCATTACTTAACCTTTCCGCCCTTCTTCATCGCTGACGGCGCATTTTCCGGCACTGCCTTGGAGGCTGCACGAGCCATGGCCGCGCGGATTGCGCCGACGTTCGGGCCGCCGGGGCGCTTGGCATTGACGCCAATACTCTTTGGGCCAGACGACTTGGATTCGATCATCGGCATTTCAGAAGCAACCGGGACGCCCTTGGCGCGCGACATGCGCTGGAGAGGCGACTTGATAGTCGCCATGCCGCCTTCGGCTCGCCGCATAGGAGGAGCTGGCGCACGGGCCGGGGCTGGCGCAGGGGGCAGGGCTTTCCCGCGCCCACCCATCATGGGAGCAGGAGCAGGCATCGGAGGCGCCATGCGGGCCCGCGCAGGCATCGAAGGAGCCATCTGCGACCCTCCCGGAGAAAGTCCCCGCTGGGCCTTCATAAAATCGCCGACAGCGGCATTTGCAGCCGCACGTTGAGCGGGACTAGGAATGTTAGCTGCTTCGTTGGGCATCTGCCGTCTGGACATAGCACTCTGAGTGGCAGCCATGGTCGCCGGCGCTTCAAATTCACGGCCACCCGGACCCATCATGTACGGGTTTGCTTTGCCCATAGCTGGGCCGCCCATGGCGTAGCCGGTCTTCTTCTGGCCCTTCAGCGAAGCCTCAACGGCGTTCGACTTGGCCATCTGGACCTTTTGAGCCATGCCGCCTTCAGCTTTTTTCAGGACGGACGGCTTCACCATTTTCTTGATGAGGGCTTTGTCCATAGCTTCGTCAGGATGGGCCATGCCGCCCTTGGCCTTCTTGCTCTTGCCAGCTTCGCTGAGAGCAATCGCAACAGCCTGCTTGCGGCTGGTGACCTTCGGGCCTTCCTTTGAGCCGGAATGCAGCTTGCCTTCGCCGAACTCGTGCATGACTTTGGCGACCTTGCCGCCCTTCTTGTAGCCACGCTCAAGACGCTCAAGCTCTTCCTTCGTGTACAGATCGCCAGCCTTCACGTTCGTGCCGGGGATGTAGGGCGAACCCTTCTTTGCAGCAGGAGCGGGTTTCTTCTTTGCAGCGGCCGCCTTCATTGCACTACGGTCAGCATCGCTAGTCGCGCCCTGACCCATTATGCGCTGGGCTTCGGTGTATGCATTTGCATCACCCGCCATCTGCTCCATCATGCGGCGATCAGAATCGCTAACACCGCCGCCCTCAGACTTGCGCATCGGGCCTTTCGGCTTGCCGACGCCGATGACAATCATCATGCCAGCCGGCTTCTTTGCAGAGCCGCCTTTGGCGTAGTTGCACGAGGCAGTGCCTTTGGAGAAGTCGAAATCCTTCACATATTTGACGGCCATGTCAGAAGCCCTTCTGTCGATATGATTTCACTTTCGCCGCAATTTTCTTAGGTTGCGGCACGAATTGTTTGCCAGCCTTCTTGCCTTCTCGTTTAGCACGAGTGGTTGCAGCATATTCGGCAGAAGACAAAGACTTGATGGCAGCTTCTGGCAAATAGCGTTCGCCAGTTTCAGAAGACGGCTTGCCTGACTTCGTGCGCCAGTTCTGCTCGCCCCACGCCTGCAAAGATTTTTGCGGATCTCTCATTTGTAGCCTCCGCCTTTCTCTTTGTACTTCTTGGCGAGAAGCTGCGCTTTCCGAGCACTCCACTGGCCAGCGGCTGTGCCTTGCACATTCGCAGCCTTGATACGGTTGAACAAAGCCTTACGCATGCCGGGTTTTGTGTAATTGCCGGCTTCGTTGACTTTTGATTTCA